GACGATTCTGTAATAAATCTTAAGAATGCATCACATTTAGTAACTAAAATGTGGTGGGATGGGGACAACGTCATGGGGAAGATTGAAGTACTTGATACCCCTTCCGGAAGAATCCTTAAAGATCTCCTTAGATCAGGAATTAAATTAGGCATTTCCTCTAGAGGCATGGGCTCTGTTAAAGAATCAATGGGGAATCTTACGGTTGAAGATGACTTTCAATTAATATGCTTTGATATGGTGTCGGAACCTTCGACTCCGGGCGCCTATCTGGATTCTAATTTAGGTACTGGCACTCCCACAATGGCTGTTAATATGGCAGAGTCCCAGGAAAAAACAGCCAAATCAAACAACATTGATGGCTTGTTAAACGAGATACTGAATTAATAAGGAAAAAAGATGAAATACAGCCAAAAGCAGATTAAAACGGTTTTGAAGCCCTTAATAAAAGAGTGTATAAAGGAAGTTTTGTTTGAGGAACAAGGAGTCTTATCAAATGTCATTTCGGAGGTGGTTAAAGGTATTCAAGCTCCTATTCTCGAATCCACGTCGCGCCCTCCGAATATGGAAGATATACAGAAGATTGAGGAAGATAGAGAAAGGGCGGAAGAAGAAAGACAGAAACGCATTAAAAGACTCAATGAGTCGACAGGAATGAGCGTTTTTGAAAAAATACGTGCAGACGTTTCAGATAGTCCGCATACCTCTCCTTTGAAGGGCGTCGATCCTAATGATGCCGGCGTCGATATTGATGCTCTTGCAAAAATAGCCAATGGGAAGTGGAAACACTTAATTTAATTAATAATCAAGGATATTATAATGTCAAAAGTAGTCAACGTTGAAGTTACCTTAAGAAGTACGAAAGGAAACCAAGAAAGACTTTTAAAAAGGTTTATGAAGAAAGTTAAGAAAGAAAGAATTATAGAAGAGGTGAAAGACCGCCGACGCTTCGAAAAACCATCTGCCAAAAGACGGCGTTTAAATAGAAGAAAAAAAGAAAATGCAAGAAAAGCGAATACAGAAAGAAATAAGAAACTAAATATAAATACATAAAATCAATGGAGATTCTATAAATGGCAACACATACAAAATATAATAGCTGGGGAAGAACTAGAAGCCCCAAGAATTTAACCGGCACTCAGGGCGGCAAAGTTACACTAAGTAGTGCTTCGGATTTGCTTGGCATAACAGCATCAACCACAGGTTATGCCACTGAAAATCAAAGATATTTGCACGTATTAACAGAAGACAACCACGGCGCCTCCCCCGGAACTATAAAGGTGTATGGATATTGTCATGCTTTTCTGAGGTGGTTTGAACTCCCACAATCGTTCAAGCAGGTTGGTGCAAACAGTGCGCCTACAGCAGTGACTATACCAGCCCCAGCCGATAGTGGTCATGCGGATGCAGCCGATCTAACCCCGGATGAAAAAGAATATCGAACGTATGAAATACTTGGCATCGACCGGGTTGCGTTTGTTGGCTCCACCGCTGGAACCGATTGTTACGCCGCTTGTAGCACTTTTTAAAAACACACAAACATAATTTATAGGAGTTTACAGTCTTTTATAAAAAAAATACACTACTTATTAATAAGTTAACTTTATCCTAGGAGAAGAAAGAATGTCATCAATGTTGAATCAGGCTATCGTAGATGCCCAAGCTCTACGTGAAGCCGCTATTAAAAATGCAGAGACGTCTGTCATTGAGAAATATTCTGATCAAATTCGCGAAGCCGTAGAAACTATTTTAGAGCAGCCCTTTGAGCCTCCCTTACCCGGTATGGAAGGTGAAGAAGAGGAAGAGCCCGATGCAGGCATCGGCTCTGACCAGGATTTATTAGATCAAGCCCCTCTCGCTGCACTTGACGGCGAGAATCTATGTCCTTGTCCCGAAGAGGAGGAAGAGGTTGTCTTGAACCTGGATCTCGATGCACTTGAAGATCAAGTCGCAGCAATCGATGCAGAGGAAGAGGCTGGCATGCCCGGTCAAGAAGATCTAGCAATGGACATGGGCGCTGAAGCCCCCGAAGAGGAAGAAGAGGAAGCTTTATTCGAGAAATTAAGCCAACTAGATTTAACAGGAGCAATATTAGAAGAACTTGCATCAGATGCATCCGCGAAAGCAGCAGTAGATCTAAAAGAAGAGGTCTTAAGCGATATTCTTGAGTCCCTTACTGTATTAGACGAGCCTCAAAAATCCGGATGGCAAGGCGCCCCTGATGCAACACACGAAGAAGCTGCAGAAGTACATGCAGCTAAAGAAGCCGCAGATACCTCAGAAGAAAATGAGGATCTAAAAGAGCTTAGAAAGGCTCTTGATAAGATGGAAGAAAGCCAGAAATCACTTCAAAAGGTTCTAGAACAAAAAGAAGGTGATATTAAAACACTTAAGTCTGTTGTATATACATTAAAAGACAAAATTAATGAATCCAACACTCTTAATGCAAAATTAGTTTACACTAATAAGATTTTGACAAATGACTCCTTGAATGAGCGACAAAAAAATAGAATTGTCGAAGCTTTATCAAAATCAAACTCCGTTGAAGAAACAAAAACTATTTTCGAAACACTTCAGAACGCAGTGGGTACCTCTAGTAAGAAGCCGTATGAATCACTGAGTGAGGCTGTTAACAGAAATTCTTCAACAATGCTCTCGTCTGCTAAGAAAAGAAAACCAGCGAAAGATGATTATAAAGTCAGCGGTCGTTGGAAAGCTTTAGCAGGTATAGAATAAGACAAATTATCAATTAAACAAAAGGAGAATATAAAAATGTCTGTTTTACAAAAATTAACTGAAGGCATTGTCGACAGAAGTCTCAAACAAGAGGGCGCAGCCCTTCTTGAAAAGTGGGAACGTACAGGACTTCTTGAGGGCCTTTCAAATGACAATAAGAAAAATACAATGGCACGCTTGCTAGAAAACCAAGCCGCGCAGCTACTTAAGGAAGCTTCTTCCATGTCTGCCGGCGACGTCGAAGGTTTCGCGTCCGTTGCTTTCCCCATTGTTCGCCGTGTTTTCGGTGGACTCATCGCTAACGATCTCGTCAGCGTTCAACCAATGAGCCTCCCCTCGGGACTCATTTTCTTCATGGACTTCCAACACTCAAATACTCGCGGAGAATGGCGAGCTAATGAGTCAATTTACGGTGGTGGAGTTCTCGGTTCACAATTGACAGGCGGTGTCGACATCGGTGGCACTTTGGCAAAAAATGCTGAAAAAGGTTTCTATAACCTTAACAACGGCTACTCTTCGCCAACTGGTTCTGTCGCCCTTGCGGATGGTGGCGCCACAGCCACAGCTGCCGCATCCGACGGTGAACTGATTGACAAAGATGGCACAGACTTAGCTGCACCGGTGGGTGTTACCCCGGTTGCTATTTCGGCTCTTAGTGAAGCGCAGAAGAAAACATTGCGTTGGGATCCCGATATTCTGGCAGCTCCTGGCACAAATAAGGTTTATGCCACCGTTGCTAGACTTTCCGTTGCTGACATGAATACTCTCAACAAGGACAACATGATTGCTTGTACTCTTGTGAATCCTGATCTTTCACAACTGACCGACGCCGGCGCCACTGTTGACGTTATCCGTCGTCTTACCCACTTGGGATACAAAGATGTAAACAACGATATCGTCGCTGGTTCCAAAGCTCAGTACATTACATTCTACTGCATGGGACCCACAGCCGCGGACAACGATCACGCCGGCTTGGCAACAATCGTCTTCCCTCTTGCTGATTCGTTTACCACCGCAGATGCCCTCGGCGCTGTGAAGGGTACGGATCCATGGGGACTTGAAGGTGCATCCAACGCAGCTGGAGCCTTCGATGGTCTTTCCAAGGATGTTATCCCTGAGATTGACATCAAGGTCGACAGCATCGCTGTCACCGCGATTACCAAGAAGCTCAAAGCTAAGTGGACACCGGAACTCGGTCAAGATCTTAACGCTTACCACAACCTCGATGCAGAAGTTGAGCTTACTCAAATTCTCTCAGAGCAAATCGCTCTTGAAATCGATCGTGAAATCGTTAACGACCTTGTACAGGGAGCGCAAGCTGCCACGTACTACTGGTCACGTTCACCTGGTCTCTTTGTCCATAAGACTCTTGGTACAGAGCTTGGTGCTACAGCAGCTGCTCCGGATTTCACCGGAACAGTCAGCGAGTGGTATGAGACTCTTGTCGAGACAATCAATGACGTGAGCGCTCAGATTCACCGCAAGACTCTTCGCGGTGGAGCTAACTTCTTGGTGGTTTCACCTGAAGTTGCTAATATCCTTGAGTTCACATCTGGATTCCGTGCAAGCTTGACCGCTGACTCCGATAAGGGTACAGTCGGCGCTGTTAAGTCAGGCTCATTGAGCAAGAAATGGGACGTGTGGGTTGATCCCTACTTCCCGCGTAACGTTGTTCTTGTGGGTCGTCGAGGCGGCAGCTTCCTTGAAAGCGGCTATGTGTATGCTCCATACGTGCCACTCCAAGTCACTCCTACCATCTTTGGTACGGAAGACTTCGTGCCACGTAAGGGTGTCATGACCCGCTATGCAAAGAAGATGGTCCGTCCTGATATGTACGGTCTCGTCATTGTACGCGGACTTCTTGGTGAGAGTGGCGCAAGCTAATCACTGAGTGATCTTTAATGAAGCCCCGCCTTCGGGCGGGGTTTTTTTCATTCAAAAAAATGGATTTAAACATTTAGCAAGACTATTTAAATATAGATTACAATTGATAAGGCAGAAAGCCTTTTAAAAGGAGAAACGAACATGAGTAAATTAGGAAGATATAGTGCAGATAGAAAGAAGGTTGAGGATTTAACGGCAACTAAGACCGTCGAGGTTGCAGATTGCGGAACAATTTTCACTTTGAACTCTGCAGCTGAGTTCACCACCACTCTGCCTTTAGTAGCAGACGCAGGAAATGGTTGGTGGTGTAAATTTATTGTTAAAGCTGCACCCTCCGGCGCCGACTATATAATCACTGCCGCTGGAAGTGACACCATTGTTGGTGTTATTGTTACTGGTGCAGATGGTGCTGCCACCGACCAATCCGGTACTGGACAAGTAGAGTTTAAAGACGGCGCCGCCGTTGAAGGTGATCAATTAGAATTTGTTTGTGATGGAAACAAATGGTACGCTCTTGGACATTGCAATGCCGCGACTGGCATCGACATGAACACGTAATAAATAAAAGCCTTATCAAAAGCATCAAGCCTCATGTCCAAATGGACATGGGGTTTTTTGTTATATCTAAACAAACTCAAAATGTCGATATGCCAAAAAATTATCGCAGGTAATTTTTGAGATTTTTGACTATTTATTATCAACCAAGGAGACTCAAATGGGTAAACGACGTAAAAGACTAACAATGGCAAAATATGCCAAAAAATACGCTAGCGTGAGAACTGCAATTGCTAAATTAAAAGGCGTTACCAATGAGATTGTAGAAAATAATGTTGTAGTACCAGTCAGGGAAACAAAAGCTGAAGAAGTTAAACAGGAAGTTGTTGAAACAGTACAAGAAGTTGAGGCTAAACCAGTCATTGTCGATGAACAGAAAGTTGAGCCTGTTGTAAAGAAGAAAGCATCTAAATTTAAGAGAGCAAGGAAGCCTTCTAAAAAGAAATAAGCCATTCTTTGGAATACCCTTGGAGCTTTTGAATAAGGATAACTATTTATTCTTGCATAGGAGTGTATAATGTATGTCGGCACCAGTTTTAACCCCAAGTAGCGAGATAAGCACGGTTATCTTACCGGTTACCGGCAATTACACCAACGCTGCGAGTTCCACCTATTACGCTTTTGGGCTTTATTCAGATACCGGTTCGGATCTATATGATGCGAGCTTCGTCTCTGGCGCTTATGATCAAGTAGCATACACGTATAAGAAGCTCGGAGGCGACGTACTTGATATTGAACTAACTGAAGGTAATATTTATACAGCTTATGAAGAAGCAGTCTTAGAGTATTCATATATTGTTAATATTTACCAAGGAAAAAGCATACTTGGAAACGTTTTAGGTGATGTGACTGGAACGTTTGACCACGATGGAATGTTAACTGGAGAATCAGGCTTATCTGCTAGCCTTGCCGGTACGCACGTTGGTTTAAAGTATCCCAAATTTGACATTAACTATGCAAAAAGAGTGGGTGACGGAATCGGCTCAGAAGTTCCTGTTGGAGGAACAAATAGAGTTTATTCATGTTCTTTTGACACAACAGAAAGTCTTCAAGACTATGATCTGCAGGGTGTCATAGCCTCAAATTCTCTATCTTCATCGTGTGAGTTTTTTGAGAAAGTAGGAAACAACAAGGTTACTGTTAGACAAGTATATTATAGAACTCCGCATGCAATGTGGAGATTCTATGGATTTTACGGCGGATTGAATTCAGTTGGTAATTTGTCATCGTATGGTCAGTATGCCGATGATTCAACTTTTGATATTCTCCCTCCTTGGCAGAACAAGTTGCAAGCCATGGCTTACGAAGACGCAATTTACACAAGAAATTCGCATTATTCTTTTGAGTTATACGACAATCATTTGAGGATATATCCTTCACCCACCTCTATCTCCCCACTAACCGTATGGGTTAAATTCACTGTTGAATCCAGTGCGTGGGACGAGGACTCTGACCGTTTAAGAGGAACAGAAGGTATCAACAATTTGAATACCATTCCATTTGGCAATTTGCCATATAGAAACATAAACAGTATTGGTAAACAATGGATCCGCAGATTCGCATTGTCTGTATCTAAAGAAATGCTCGGACAAATTAGAGGAAAGTTCCAAGCCTTGCCAATACCTGGAGATTCTGTAACTTTGAATGCTTCAGATTTGCTTTCACAAGCAAAAGAAGAGCAGGAAAAGTTGCGTGAAGAGCTTAAGACAATCCTTGATGAGCTGACATACGACAAGGTTGCTGCTAGAGACAACGAAGTGGTTAAATCTGCAAATGAATTATTACAAAATGTGCCAAATGGCGTATTTGTCGGATAATGGAGGGTTTAACTAATGGCTGACAAAAATAAGTGGTCTCAACCTTCTACACCACCACCTCCTTTGTTTGTAGGACAAAAGGAACGTGATTTGGTTAAACAAGTTAACGATGAATTAATTGAAAGAGTCATTGGGCAACAAGTCTTATATTATCCAATTGATATAGAAACAACAGATTTTCATTCTCTATACGGAGAGGCAATAAAGAAGAACTTCCTTCCTCCTGTGCGTGTATACGCATTAGTTGAATGGGAAGGAGTTGAAACAACAACAGATTCATATGGTTTGGACAAAATGGCTTCAATTGTTGTACATTTTCACAAGAGAAGGTTAACCGCAGATCAGGATTTGTACGTTCGCGAAGGTGATTTTGTTTTATACGGAGAAAATTATTACGAGATAGTTACTCTAAAGGAACCAAAAGAGATTTTTGGACAAGCGGATAAAAGAATGGAAATTAGCGCAAAATGCATAAGAGCAAGAAAGGGATTATTCGATGGCACCTAAAGATTATTCATATACAGAAGTAGAAGATCCTTCGATTGTTAATGAAGAAGAATTCATGCCTTCATCTATTGAAGACATTGATAAGGCTTTATATGATCATCTTAACGATAGCATGAAAATATCTTGTACGACAAATAAGGGATGGGAGAAAACACCAGTTATTTGGGTTTCTCCTGAGCGAGCTGTGCATAGTAAAAGAAAAAAGGAATTGCAAAGTAATCAGGATTCTTTTGTCTGGCCGGCTATTACAGTTGAGAGAACTAGTTTTACAAAAGACTTAAATCGCAAAGGCGGTGTTTTTGGTCCATTCAACACTTCTGACGGACCCGCCGGCGGCGTTATAACTGTTGCAAGAAAGATAAAACAAGATAAAACCCAAAATTTTGCCAATGCAGACTCATTGCGGCTAAATAAACAAGCCAATTTTCCTACTATTGCTTCAGGCAAAAAGAATAAGAAAGTTGTTTATCAAACAGTTACAATGCCATTGCCTGTCTACGTTGATGTTACATATTCAATAACTTTGTTTAGCGAATACCAACAACAGATGAACGAAATGATGAGCCCTTTTATTAATCTGGGAGGGGCAATAAACTATTTTGCAATTCACAGAAATGGGCACACATATGAAGCTTTCGTTCAACAAGAATATTCCAGTGAAAATAATGTTTCACAATTATCGGAAGAAGAAAGGAAATACAAGACAAAAATTGACATTAAGGTTTTAGGGTATATAATAGGTAATGACAAAAATGATGAAAGACCAAAAATGGTATATAGAGAGAACACCGTTGATGTAAAAATTGGTCGCGAACGGGTGGTCCTAGGAGATACTCCTGATTTTAAAACAAAAACCACGTTCCGCAGCTAATTAATTTAACTTCTTCCGGATTTTCGTTCTTATTGTTACTATTTACTAAAGAAATTACATTAAACTCGTTAGTTTATCAGAAAATGCTATACTACTCACGACAAGGAGGCTTTAACTAATGTCAGTCAAGAAATTCAAGTTTGTATCACCGGGAATTTTTCTAAATGAGATAGATAATTCTCAACTTCCAAAATCTCCTTTAGATATTGGTCCACTTTTTATTGGTCGCACCCGCAAGGGACCAGCAATGAAACCAACTGTTATCGAATCTTTTTCAGATTTCGTGGAAACTTTTGGTAATCCTGTTGATGGAACAGAAGGTGGAGACCTTTGGCGTCGTGCAGGAGGCTCTGCAGTTGCTCCAACATATGCCGCATATGCAGCTCAAGCATGGTTAACAAATAATTCTCCCGCAACAGTCGTGCGCTTGTTGGGTCGTGAACATACCAGTGCCACCGCTGCCGGTAAAGCAGGTTGGTGGACAGCCCAGGTTGCTGACCAAGATACTCAGTCTACACACGCTGTAGCGGCAACTGCCGGCGGCGCTTTCGGGCTGCTTTTGCTTGATTCATCTTCTTACGAAAAAATGGGCGAAGCCGTAAACTCCGCCGTGCCGCTCCCACAAGGTGAGACCGTCGAAAGAGGAGAGATTGCAACTGGCTCATTGGCTGCTATTTGGTATGTCGACCAGGGAACTGTTGAGCTTTCAGGTGCTCTTCGCGGTGCCACTGCAACAGAGGCACAAGCTAGAACAGGCTCTGCTGCGCTTATTCAAAACACTGGCGCTGATAAAGAATTTGTGGTACAAATCAAAGACAGTGCGCACGCATTGGTAGAAACAGTAACATTTAACTTTAATCGTAATTCTTCAAGATATATTAGAAAGGTTTTTAACACAAACCCAACTCTTCTTAACTCTAGTACTACTCAAACATCGCAAATTAAGAATTATTGGCTAGGTGAAACCTTCGACCGCATGGTCGCTGACAATATCCAAAGTGGTTCAGTTGCAGGCGACATGTACGGAATGATCGTCGCCCTTCGGGACGACGGTGGGACGAATCAGATTTCAAACTTTAGAATGGACGCTCAAGCAGCCAAAACCCCATGGGTCAAACCACAACATTTAGGAAGAGAGGAAGAGATGGAAGCTTCATTGCTGCCTAACCTCTTTAGACTTGTTTCCCACCTAGGTGGGCAACATGACATGCACAGCGTCAAGGTCTCTATTACAGATATCAAAGCTTCGACAAGCATCGAAAATGAATTTGGAACATTTGCTGTCCTAGTCCGTAAAGTTAGTGACACTGACAAAAGACCGGTTATCCTTGAAAGGTTTGGTAATTTGAACTTAAACCCAGCTTCTCCAAACTACATTAAGAGAAGAATTGGTGATCGGTACCAAGAATTCGATTCTACTTCGCGAAGAAATAAAACTTATGGAGAATACGATAATAACTCAAAGTATTTCCGTGTTGAGGTTGACGAAGACCTCGATGGTGGAGCATATGATCCGGCATACCTTCCATTTGGCTTCCAGACACCTCCATCCTGGCGCTCCTTTTCTTTCCTTGGGACGGGCTCCGTTCATAATATTGGAGATTATGATCATCAGAGCGGTGACGCAACTGCTCAAGCCACAACCGGACAGTGGATTGCAGGAGCTGAAGCATTATACACTCCCATTACTGCTTCGCTTACTAATGAAGCTGGAGCGCTGTACTTCCACTTAGGTGCAACAGGCTCTGAGTCATTGGAGCCATTCTACCTCACAGCAAGTATTAAAGCTCCGTCAATCGCACTTAGAGCAAATAGCTCTGACGGTGGTTTCACAAAACCAACGGACGCATATTGGGGATTTGACACCGGTCGTTCAGTATCCGACTTGACTTTCGATGAAAGCAACTTGGACATTGTTCGTCCTAAGCCAACCGGGTTTAATAGTTTAACTTTTACCGCAGGTACAGCCCTTACGCAAAATATCCATCATCACCAGTTCTTTACATTGGATGACCTTTCCGGTTCCGGAACAAATGGTAACATCAATCCTCAGAAAGGAGAAGCCGCTACTTGGGTTTCTGGCTCCCGCGCCCTTACAGCTTCAATTTCGTCGCTGTCGACTGGGTCTACAGATGGATATAAGGCGGTCCTTAACGCTGGATTCAACAAGTTTACGATGCCTGTTTTCGGTGGGTTTGACGGGCTAGACATCAAAGAGAAAGACCCGTTCCGCAATTCACAATGGACACTCGGCGCAACAACATCAGAAACCGATTACGCCTTTAATAGCGTAATGGAGGCTATTGATTCTGTTGCCGAACCAGAAGACGTGGAATACAATCTGTTATCTGTCCCAGGTGTTACGTTTGACACCCTCACTGACAGAGTTATGGAAGTCGCTGAAACTCGCGGAGACGCACTAGCTGTTATTGATATTCCTCAAGTATATACAGCAAAATCGGAGAATACTTCGACGTTCAAAAATAGGTTAGGGTCAGTCGGAGCAGCAGTTGATGCTCTTAATGACCGTAATATTAACAACAACTACGCATGCGCATATTACCCATGGGTCCAAATTAAGGATACAGTCCGTGGCTCTGTGGTGTGGGCACCCCCATCAATTGCAGCAGTCGGCGCAATGTCATTTAGTGATCGTCGCTCTGAGCCATGGTTCGCACCGGCTGGATTTAACAGAGGTGGACTCTCCAACGGCGCAGCAGGCATACCAGTTATTTCCGTGACAGAGAAACTTTCTGCAGCTGATAGAGATGACCTTTACGATGCTAGAATTAACCCAATTGCTAGCTTCCCGGCAGAAGGAATCGTCATCTTCGGACAGAAAACATTGCAAGTTGGAGCTTCTGCTCTAGACCGCATTAACGTCCGTCGACTTATGATTCTTATCAAAAAGCAAATTTCAAGAATGGCTTCTAGAGTTCTGTTTGATCAGAATGTACAAGTTACATGGAATAGGTTCCTGGGAATGGTCGAGCCCTTCTTAAGAAGCGTACAAACTAGATTGGGCTTGGAAGACTTCAGGGTTGTGTTAGACGCAACAACGACAACGCCTGACCTAGTTGACAGGAACATCATGTATGCCAAGATTTACCTGAAACCAGCTAGATCAATCGAGTACATTGCAATTGATTTCAACATTACTCGATCAGGCGCAGCATTTGAAGACTAAAAACAATAAGCATACTATTTATAAATATATTAGCGAGTAACATCGTATAAAAAAGGAGAAAACAAAAAATGCCATTCTGGAATGATACAAGTACACACGTTCCTTCACCAAAAAGAAATTATCGTTGGTTGTTATTTCTTGGGGGAATCCCACAGTGGATCTGCAAAAAGGTAACGAAGCCAGCTATGTCTCTTACTGAAGCAGAACACACCTATTTAAACCACAAGTTTTATTACCCTGGTCGAGTGGAATGGCAAACAATCGACGTGACATTGGTCGACCCAGTTAATCCTGATGCTGTACAAACACTCGATGATATACTTAATAAGTCTGGTTATGCTCCCCCCGACGACCAAAATCAAACTCTTACAGTTTCAAAAGGACTGGCAGTCGGCGCACTTGGTAAAGTTGTCATTCAACAACTCGGTGTAAACCCAACTGATCCCGGCTCTCTTGCTATGAAACCAGTTGAAGAGTGGCATTTATATAATGCATGGATTAAGGACTTCAAATACGGGGAACTCGATTACACTAGTGATGATTTAACAGAAATTACCTTAACATTACGATATGACTATGCTAAGCTTAATAACAGAAATAAATCAGCATTAGCACCGCTAGATCCGCAAGCAGGTCATCCTGCAACCAGCACTATTGGTGACGAATTTTAAAATTAAGAGAGGTTTAGATGACAATTCGTGATAATGACGAGCGAACAGGCGCCCGTCAAACTGATGAGGCTCCTGCTGCTGCAGTCGTGCCTCCAACTCCACCCAGTACCGGCAATCCTGTTGGGCTAACCTTCGTTGTTCCAACTGATTTTGTTGAAATACCTTCGAGAGGAAAGTATTATCCGGAGAGCCACCCTCTTCACAATCAGACGACAATTGAAATCAGGCATATGACTGCCAAAGAAGAAGATATTCTTACTAGTCGCACTCTCCTCAAGAAAGGAGTCGCTATTGACAGAATGCTGCAAAATATTATTGTTGACAAGCGAGTTAAACCAGCTACATTGATTATAGGCGATAAGAATGCTATTATTGTTGCAGCTAGATCCTCTGCATATGGTTCTGATTATACTACTAGAGTCACTTGTCCTTCGTGCAATACTGTAGGCGAGCATTCGTTTGATTTAGAGCATGTAAATTATATACATCCGGACGACAACGAAACGGAGGAATTTACTGCAACAGAAAATGGTACATTTATCTTAACTTTGCCAGTAACTAGCGTTAACGTTGAAGTTCGCTTGTTGACAGGGAAGGATGAAGCCTGGTTGGCAAAAATGACTGAGAACAAGAAGAAACACAAGCTTGGTGAATCGCTGTTAACAGACCAAATGAGACTTTTCATCACCAGCATTAATGGTGTAACTGATAAAGCTCAGATTAATGGTTTCATCGACGCCATGCCGGCAAGGGATTCTAGATATTTAAGAGGATCTTACAATAAAGTGGTTCCAAATGTAGATTTAACGCAAGAATTCGGGTGCGATTCTTGTGGGGTCGAGACCCAAATGGAGGTTCCGTTCACCACGGACTTTTTTTGGCCTAAGTCCTGACTACATGGAAAGTGTATATGAGCACTTCTTCCTGCTGAAGTATTACGGAGGATGGTGCTTAACAGAATCATACAGTTTACCAATCGGACTCCGCAATTGGTTTCTTCAAAGGTTAGAAAAACAACTATCGAAAGAAGCAGAGCAAGTAGAAGAAGCTAAACGTAAAAGTAAACACAAAAGATAGTCAGGGTATAAAGGCATACCCTGGCTTTTTTATTTTTTTTTACTAATTACAATAGCATACAAGTAATTACTTCTTGGAGACATACAAATGGAAAATCAAATTCTAGAAGAGGATCAATTACAGGAAGTTGTTATTGATCTAAATGTTAAAGAAAACGGTCAGTTGAATGAAAGTTGGCTTAGCATGTTTGGTGGTTGGATTAAGTGGATTATGGACGGAATGTTCAAAAACCTTCCTAGAAATGTAAAGGTAACAGGCACAAAAAGTCAAGTTAATAGTTTTGTCAAGGCACTATACGGAGAAAAAAAGTATATCGATACTGCCGTTAAACATGGTCTTAATGATCCGAGAACCTATAAAAACAGATATACACTTCAGAAGTCAACACGCGAGTTTGAAAGAAAAACAGGTCTAAAATGGCCGTTTAAATAAGGAAACCTCTTTAAATGGCAGACAACAAAGGACCAACTGCAGATCAATTAGCCGAACAGCTAAAGGCTCAGAAAGCACTTAACGCAGCGCAAGAGAGTTATCTAAAACTCCTTGAACAATCCAAGAGCATTCAAGAACTTCAAGAAAAGGCAGCTGCACGATCTTTGCAGACACAACAAGAGGTGGCAGATAACGTTGCAAAACAGTATAAAAATGCTTTAAACAACAATCAGGCAATTGAAACCCGCCAGCAAATTGCGGAGCAATTAGCCAATGAGTCGGCAGAACAATATAAAGCCCTCTTGGCAAATCAAGAAAAAGAAGAACAGGCATTCAAAAGGCTAGCCAAAGAACGCACCGCTAACCTAGAATTACAGCTGTCAAAACTTGAGCAAAAGGGCAAGAAAGAAGGAGGTCTCGGAAAAGAAGACGCCAAACGCTTTGCCTCAACGCTTCGGCGCCTTAACGAGCACAATAAAGCAAAAGAAGAGTTTCTTGAATACCAAAAAGATCAACTCGACAAAGCCAAAGAACTAGCTCAAGCCCAAAGCGATTATAACGATGGGCTTAAAAAGATTAATAGCTCCACAGATAGCTGGGCGAACAAACTAACAGGCGTAACTGCTAATAGTTTCAATAACAGTATATTTAAGTCGATAGGTCACATGGGCGGCTTCGCCAATGCACTTGGACAAGTTGGAAGACAGCTTGCAACCACGTTCAATCCAGCCAATGTGGCAGCGGGTCTATTACAGAAAATTGGCGAATCGACATTGTATATGGTCGGCGCAACAGACTCCGCAAATGCTTCTTTCTATAAAGCCACAGGCACCGCAGATGCATACGAAGCAACTATCTCAACAGTACGCGAAGAAGCTGCTTCTTTCGGTGTTAACATAGATGAGGCTGGAGCGGCTGTAACAGAGCTTTTCCAATCAATGAGTCAATTCAGCGAATTAACTAAAGAAGCTCAAGTAGAAGTTGCCTCTTTCTCCGCAACAATGTCAGAATTGGGAGTTTCAAATGCAGTTACCGCACAAACATTTGACCTTTTAACTCGCGGACTTGGAAAAACCACAGATGAAGCCATGGCAATGTCTGCAGAAATTACTAAATCTGCTCAGGCTATAGGAATATCTGTTGGCAAGATGCATGAAGACTTCAACGCAGCGCTGCCAACATTAGCTGTATACGGAGATAAAGCGATTGAAGTTTTCCAGGGCTTAGCAGCTGCCGCAAAGAAGACCGGTATTGAAACTTCTCGGTTATTAGACATTGCTTCACAATTTGATACATTTGACTCTGCTGCTGAATCTGTTGGTCGATTAAACGGTATTTTAGGTGGCAATTATCTCAACAGCCTAGAAATGGTCAATATGACCGAAGAAGAAAGAATAAGAAAGATGATTGAAGCCACCCAAGCTACTGGCAAGTCGTTCAATCAATTAGGAAGATTCGAGCAAAAAGCCATTGCTGCAGCTGTTGGAATCACAGATATGGCAGAAGCCAACAAAGTATTCGGAATGAGCCTGTCAGAGTATGATACAATGGTGGACAAGGCGAAAGCTGGAGCAATGTCTCAAGAAGAGATGGCAGAACAAGCAGATAAAGCAAGAACTGCGAACGAAAAGCTTCAAAATATCATGCAATCGCTAGCAATTGCCGTGCAACCCATTGTTAATGTATTCCACTTTTTATTGGATATTATATTGGGCATTCAAGAGATTATGGGTCCGTTCTTTGCTCCAACCTTAGCTTTGCTGGCTGGGTCTTTTCTATATTTAAAAGTTCAGACGATGCGTACTACAGCCGCACTGGCGGCGCACTCCAGAGCAATGGTAATTGATACAGCATTAAAATCTGGTGCTGCAGGGAAAAACAAAGCTTTGATGATATCAGAGCTTGCCAGAATGAAAGCAAAAGGTGTCGGACTGGGTATGCTTTCTGCTGATACAACTGCAGAGTTGGCAAATGCAAGTGCCAAGGGTACCAGTAGTGGGATGACACTAAAACAAATATTGACCGACAAAGTGAGTATAGGCACTAAAATAACAAAAACTGGAAAATTAATATCAGAAACAGCGGCTACTTGGCTCAATACTTTAGGAATTGGGGCTAACACCACGGCTGAAAAGACAGGTATCTTAGCCAAAATCCAAGCCATCGCCGCAGGGGCAGTTAAGCTAGCCGGTACAATCGCCTTGACTATAGCAGAAAAAGCTTTAACTGTGGTAGTATATGCTGGAGCCGCAGCATGGACAGTCCTTAAACTTGTGTGGGCAGGTATGGCTGCTGTAGCTACCTGGCTTGGCACTTCTCTCGGATTGGTCACCACCGGCGCTAGCGGTGTTGCACCAGCAGCCATACCTGCTGCAGCCGGAATCACCGCCATCGCAGCTGCCGCAAAAGCTGGATCTGTTGGATTAGGCATCCTGGCTCTCGTCGCGCTAGCGTTGGGCGCTGCTTTCTTAATGATGGGCTTTGGTGTCTACCTAGCGGCTATGGGTATCGCTGAAATTGCCAAAGGCGGGCTCGAAGGTATGGTTGCCCTTTACGGTTTAACCGCCGCCATGTTTCTTCTTGTCGGCGCAGCATTTGCTCTCGCCTTCGCCGGTCCTATGGCTTTATTTGGTCTTGGATTAATGGCTATAGGATTCCTCCTCTTAGCAGCTGCCCTATTCTTTATTAGCACTGATGATTTGCAAGCAATAGGAATGATATTTGCCGGCTTTAAAAATCTCGGCGACGCTGCAGAAAATATTGTGCTTGTTACCCTTGCCTTGGGCGTCTTTTTAAGTGTTGCAGAAGATCTTGGCGAGGAAGCTGAAAATATAGCAGATGCTCTTGGTTCAATTTCAGCATCCTTTTGGTCACTTGGTTTTGCCATGTTGTTTATGGATATGGAGAAATTCACTAAAATAACCAGCCTCTTCGCCTCTTTAACTACATTATCAGCAAATAACACTGCACTATTGCAAACTGCATCTGCCATCACTGCCATTGCTGACGCAATAGACAGAATGCCTGTTTTTGGCTCTTTAGCACTCAGCTTTTTATTAGAAGATTTAAAAGACTTTGGAGAAGTTGGTTCAAGTATTGCAATGCCAATGAAAGCAACTACACAATTTGTGCAAACGGCTACTCAAGTTGAAGAAAAACACGTCGAAA